TGCGAGGGAACTGCTGTAGGCGGTGCAAGCGGCGGCACGCTCAAGTTTCAGTTCGCTCAAATGACAGCTGGTGCTACGAACCTCGTTCGCAAAGCCAACTCCCGTTTGCTTCTTCGGCGGATCGTCTGATGGTTGCCTTTCCAGTCAGAACTGGTGGCGGTGACGCTAGCTCACCGCAGATGTGTCGGACGTGGGCTGACCCTTACGTGGTGTGCGGCACCTACCGTGGCGTCAATGGCAATGGCTATGCCTTCCGTTGGGACCTGCGCACAGGAAGCAATGTGTCAGTAGATCTGAGTACGGTAGGCGGCAACGAGTGCGAGTTTCCGTTCTACATCGACACTGATGATCACTTTCAAATCGGTTGCTTCATGTCCGATGACGGTGTGTTCCACGTCTGTGGTAACCACCATGACAACAACACGGATGGTGTGCGTCCTGCGCCGAAGACGGGGATGCACTACATGGTCTGTACTGACGTCACCTCTAATGCTGCCTTCACCAACTCGAGCAACTGGGTAGTTCCTGGTGGGACTTCTGGTGCTGGTGACGCAGAGCCTGGCGCATCGCTCGACAACAGCACTGATGGTGCGACGTACACGTACATTTACTTTGACCGGCTGTCCGATGGTACGACACTCATGATGCAGTCCCAGTCCTACCAGCGAGGTTCCTCGATTGGTCGTTGCATCCTGGGGTGGACCAAGAAGTCGGGAGTGAACAGCGGTCTGTGGACACCGATTGGTGGTGGTGCAGTAGGAACGAAGCCGACATCACCCGCACTAATGTACTACACGGATCACGGCGCCACCTTCAATGTCGAAGCGCAACGCGCCTACTGCGCTGGGCTGCTAGTGGTGCCGTGGAACGGCTTCGACTGGGTATTCTCCGCAGCTCTGTGGCGCACTCGGGATTCCGACGGTGACAGCCAACAGGGAATGTCGGTTATCTACGCCAAGAGCAACGCTCTCGGCACGTGGTACGACTACGCTGGGAACACGTACACTTGGGGAGCATCGTCCTACCCGAGCACCACTCGTTCCATGCCTCTCACTTGGTACAACCACGATGCTACACTTGTCACTGGACAGCCGCCCATCACTGGGCAGGGTGTGTACTCATTAACGGTTGACCCTGGGACTACGACTGATACCTTCCCCGGCAACCTGCGGTGCGTGCTGTTCAACGGGGACAGCGTCGGTGGGAACACTGTAGCTGGTACCACATTACCGACCGACACTTGGCTGTCCTACAACTGGAACGGCTCGACGTGGGTACGCTCTACCGTTATCAATCTTCCTGGCGGAGTCCGGCTATTCCGTATCGGTGGCGTACTGTTCGCTCGCGCCAACGAAGGCGGTCCAAGACGAGTCACTCTGCGCAACCTCACTAGCAGCAAGGTTCACAACTTCGGCATGGCTATCAGCCCGGTCGTCGCCTCCGGCATCGTCTACAACCCAGGACCCTGTCCAATCTGGTTGAGGGAAGACAGATTCGTTATCTGCGTACCACAGGATAGCAGTCCGAAGGTTTACACCTTCCCATCAAGAGGAATGGCCTAATGGCGTTTCTCCTACAGGAGAACGGGTTCAAGCTTCTCCAGGAGAACGGGTTCAGGATCCTTCTTGAACCCATTGGCGGCGGTACACCAGAAGTCATCGTCGATCCGGCGAACCCCAAGACGACGGCAACGCAGTCGACGACACAGAGTACTTCTTCAACAGCTCAAACTACAGGGTCCTCTGGGTCGCAAGGACTTGTCCCAAGTATCACAGGAGCGCAATAATGGCAGGCACGTTCAACATCAAACAGAACGACACGCTCCCGTCAATCCAGGAGCAGCTCACGCTTGGTGGGACGCCTCAGGACATAACTGGGTGCTCTGTCAAGTTCCACCTGCGCAACAACCAGAACAACACCACGAAGGTGAATGCGACTGCTGTTATCGTGACGCCCGCGACTGGGATCGTACGCTACGACTGGATCGCTACGGATACCGATACAGTAGGTGACTACTCCCGCGAGTGGGAAGTCACGTACCCTTCGACCAAGGTGCTAACGTATCCCAACGATCAGATCGGCTATACAGTAACCATCACAGACGACATTGCCTGACATCCAGCCTGATCGACGCGTGCTATGGGACAAGGTGGGCTACACGCCGCATCCGAAGCAGCAGTTGTACCACGACAGCGACGCTAGGTTTAGGGTCGCCTGCTGCGGACGTAGGTTTGGGAAGAGCACGATGTCGGGGCACGATCTCATGCCGAAACTCTTTCTGCCCAAGTTCATGGCTTGGATTGCGGGTCCGACGTATGATCTCGGCGAGAAGGAGTTCAGACCAATCTGGGATGGCTTGATCATCAAGATGCGTTTGGGTGATCACAAGAGGGTCAAGAAGGCCTACAACAAGCGCACGGGCGAGATGTTCATCGAGATGCCGTGGGGTGCGCGGGTGGAGGTGAGGAGTGCACAGCACCCTGACAAGCTCGTCGGTGAAGGACTCGACCACGTCATCATGTCCGAAGCAGCAAAGCACAGTGTCGAAACCTGGGAGCGTTTCATTCGACCAGCTTTGTCAGACCATCGAGGCAGTGCAGACTTCCCTACAACGCCTGAGGGACACAACTGGCTCTATCAAGTCTGGTTGCTTGGACGTGATCGCTACATGCCGGAATATGAGAGCTGGTGTTTCCCCAGTTGGGAGAACCCAGTGGTATACCCTGGCGGCCGCAACGACGAAGAGATTCAGCTCATCGAGCGCACCACTACCCCTGAATGGTTCATGCAGGAGATCGGTGCGGACTTCGCTTCGTTCGTAGGCAAGATCTATGGCGAGTGGGATGACATGGTTCATGTCAAGAACCACACGTGGAATCCTGCGTGGCCGAACTATATTGCCTTCGACTGGGGCTTCACCAATCCACTCGCGGCGATTGAGTTCCAGATTGACCCATTTGACAACGCCTGCGTTTGGCGGGAGTACTACAAAGCCTACACACCACTGTACGAGATCCTCAACGAACTCAAGAATCGACCGGAGCCTCCGGGCTACCATATCGATTGCTGCTTCGGCGACGCGGCAGATCCAGAGGCTGCACTGTTCACCGCAACGCACTTTGCACCCTGCATTGCCGATCCGGAATCAAAGAAGCTTCCTTGGAGGACAGGCGTAGACCTTATCAAGCTAGCGTTGAAGGAGTATCAGATCGGAGAGGCTGATGAGTACGGTACACCTGAGGTGGCTCCCAAGCTCATTGTTGATCCAAAGTGTCCAACACTCATCCACGAGTTCAACAACTACCGTGCCAAAGAAGGCACCGCAGGACGAAATGCTCAGGAAGTGGCTGAGAACAAGGATGATCATGGCCTCGATGCGCTTCGTTACGGGTTTCTCCACATCTTCCAACTGGGAGCACAGCATCACCTCAGTGAAGTGATGCCGGGCGAACCGGAACTTGTCAGCGTAGAGTCGGGCCAAGGTGTTAGTGGAATGCCTTTCTTCAACACGAATCAGGAGTGGTAACGTGGATGAGCGCCCTGTGGTACTCAGTGAACTTGGGAACCGGTTGGATCTGGTCCAGATCGAGCTGGCTGAGTTGCAGACTCGATACCATCCGGTGACGGTAACGGAGAATGCAATCGTCACTCAGTTAGCTGATCCGAATCTAGATCAGACACCCCAAGGGCAGAAGAGAACTGTCTACCGGGAGATCGGGTCGACTGGGCAGAGTGCCTACACTGGGATGGTCCGCGAGGACTACAACTCTGAGCTCCGTGGCAAGATGGGCTTGCTCACCTATGACAAGATGCGTAAGGGTGACGGTCAGGTTAAGGGTGTCCTACGCATCATCAAGACGCCAATCCTGGGGGCTCGCTGGTATATGGAGCCCGCAAGCAAGTCACCTCAGGATCAGAAGATCGCCAAGTTCATTTGGGACAACCTCAACAAGCGGATGACGACGAGTGTACCCGAGCTGTTGGCGGAGATTCTGCTGATGCTCGACTACGGCTACTACACGTTCGAGAAGGTGTTCGAGAAGGATCCCGACGACGGCCTGATCTTCTGGAGGAAGTT